ATAGTTCTTTAATTAAATTTGAAAAGGGTGATATGAGTGAGGCTCATATTGATGATATTAATGAAAAATTTAAAGATTTAAAAAAACCAATTATATTAAAAGGATTTTTTAATGAAATTGATTTAGAAAAATATCCTAAGAAAGTATCGTTGGCTCATTTTGATGGTGATTTATATAAATCAATAATGCATAGTTTTCAAATTATTTATCCAAGGTTAAGTGATGGGGGTGTTATACTCGTGGATGACTATACATTACCGGATTTACCTGGCGTTAAAATAGCAACTGATGAATTCCTTTCAGATAAAGTAGGAACTTCATATATATTAAATGGGAAATATATTTTTATAAAACATAGAAACAAACAAACAATTTAAAAATGGCAGATATATTAGGAAAACAACCAAAACAACCACAAATCGATTTAAAACAAGCAAAGGAAATGGTTTGTACAAATTCTGAATGTGATGGAACTGTATTTATTCCTGGTACTAAATTCTTAAAAGTATCGAGATTAGTAACAGGTACAGCAAAAGATGCAATCATACCCGTAGAGTTATATCTTTGTGGTGATTGTGGAGAAATAAATACAGATTTATTACCTGATGAATTAAAACCTGTTATTACAAACTAAATGCCAAAATCACTTTTTGACCATATCAAAGCAGTTACACAATTTCAAGACCCAAAGTATTGGGATAAGTTAGACGATGGAGATAAGCGTACTTGGTCCAATTATATGATTCATAGATTCCTTTCGATGAATCCTGATTGGATAGAAGTTCTTTCAGAAATACAACCATATACTCAAGTATTAGAGCCGAAACAATTATATCTTTCTCTTATAGGAATCATTCCAAAAGGTAGATACTTTTTAAAATATACTAAAGGTAAAGGTGAAAACAAATATGAATCTTTTTTAATTGATATTATGAAACAAGATTTTCAATGTTCTAAAAAAGAGGCAGAAGATTATTGTGAAATTCTTTACTCAACACGAGAAGGTAGAGAAAACATAAAATACATTTGTGAAAAATATGGTATCGATAAAAAACAAATAACTAAGCTAAAATTAAAGGTTTAAATATTTGGATAATTCAAATAATTTTCGTATATTTACATTGTAAATAATAAGATATGAAATACGACCACAATAATCCATTAACTGACGAAGAACTAGATAAATTAGGTAAAGAAGATTTCGATGGTTTTCTTGAATACCTTGATGGACAGAGTGATTATTTAAAATCTAAAACAAGACCTCTTAACTCACACGAAATGAAAAAGTTTGCAGCCATGGCGGCCGCAAATGAAGGAAGAATGATTAGTGATGAAGAACTTGAAAGAGCTAAAAGGATTGGTAAAGAAAATGAACAAAAAGTAAAAGATAAATGGCGAAAGTAAGTTACTCTCAATATGGAATGTATTCAACGTGTCAAGAACAATACAAGTTGAACTACATTGATAAGTTGGGAACATCCTCAGCAAACATTCACACGATTTTCGGTTCAGCAATGCACGAAACAATCCAACACTTCTTGGATGTAATGTATAACGTAACCAAAAAACAAGCACTCCAACTGAATCTTGAAAAGATGTTATACGATAAACTCGTAGAACATTTCACAAAAGAATCAGAGAAGATGGTAGATGGTATGTATCCATGTACTAAGGAGGAATTGGGTGAGTTCTACGAGGATGGAAAATTAATTCTACAATATTTTACCAACAAGTTAGATAAACTCTATCACAAGAGTGGATTTGAGTTGGTAGCGATAGAACAAGTACTTAACGCAGAAGTAAAACCTGGTGTACACTTTATTGGTTTTATCGATATCTTACTTAAAGATAAATCATCTGATGAGTACATTATCATTGACCTTAAAACTTCAACAAGAGGTTGGAACAAATATCAGAAAGCTGATAAGATAAAAACCTCTCAAATGTTATTGTATAAAAAGTTTTACTCTGAAAAGTACGATATTCCATTGGATAAAATTAAGGTAGAATATCAAATCCTAAAACGTAAAATATCAGAAAACTTCGAATACCCTATACCAAGAATCTCAAAATTTGTACCAGCAAATGGTAAACCCTCTATAAATAATGCATGGAAAGGATTTTCTAACTTTGTAGATTCTGTCTTTGGTGAAGCTGGAGAAATTATCCAAGAATCTTTCCCGCCCAACAAAGGTAAACAATGTGATTGGTGTGAATTTAAAACAAGAGGCCTTTGTTCTGCTTGGAATTAATTTATATATTTTTTTGTTTAAAAAATAAATATGTATATATTTATACATAAACAATAAAAGGATAGTTATGGCAGATACAAAATTAACTACGGTAAAAATTATAAAAAACCTTTACTCAAAGTTTAAAAAAATTTCATTTGATTCAAACATCACATTACAAAAATTAGTAAATCGTTCGGTAAACAAATATATCGAAGATGAAGATTTTAGAAATGAAATTAACAACTATGACCAACTTCAAGAAAGTGGTTCACAATTTTAAATCAATTTAAATGGCAAAGAAAAAGATTCTATTACTATCAGATGATTTGAGAATGTCCTCTGGTATAGCAACTGTATCTAAGGAATTAGTTTTCGGTACATTTGAACACTATGATTGGGTTCAATTAGGTGCAGCAGTAAATCATCCAGAAAAGGGAAAAGAAATAGATTTAGGAGAAGATGCTCGTAAAATTAGTGGAGTAAAAGATGCTTCACTTAAAATTATACCATGGACAGGTTATGGAGATGCAAATATTCTTCGTGAGCTGATTATGAGACATCAACCAGATGCAATTCTTCACTTCACAGACCCAAGATATTGGAGATGGTTATATGAGATGGAAGCAGAATTAAGACAAAACATTCCAATCTTATTCTATCATATTTGGGATGATTTACCAGACCCACATTATAATAGAAATTACTACGAATCGTGTGATTGGTTAGGCTGTATCTCAAAACAAACTTATGGTATTGTAAATAGAGTTGGAAAGATTGATTCAGAAACAATCAAACCTTTAGAAGATTGGCAAGTATCTTATGTACCTCATGGTATTAACTCCAATACTTTTAAACCAACTGATGTACCTGAAGATTTTAGAAAAAACTTATTAGGTGATAAGGATTATAAATTTATCCTTTTTTGGATGAATAGAAATATCAAAAGAAAACAACCTTCAGATGTAATTTGGGCATTCAGTAAATTTAGAGATGGGTTACCTGATGAAGATAAAGATAAGGTATGTTTAATAATGCACACTGCACCAAAAGACCAAAATGGAACAGATTTGATTGCAGTTGCGGAAAAGATTGCACCAGATTGTGATATTAAGTTCTCGGCTGATAGAATTAATCAAGACCAACTAAATTATTTACATAACATTGCAGATTGTACTATCAATATCGCAGGTAATGAAGGATTTGGTTTAGTAACTGCTGAATCAGTTATGGCAGGAACCCCAATTATTGTAAATGTTACAGGCGGAATGCAAGACCAATGTGGTTTCAAATTAGATGGTAAGTATTTAACTGCCGATGATTATAAACAAATTGGTTCTCTACATAATTGGAGAGAGTGGGAAGATAAAGTAACACATGGTGAGTGGGTAAAACCAGTATGGTCTCGTGCTCAAACTATGGTTGGTTCAATTCCAACTCCTTATATCATTGACGATAAAGTTGATGTAGTAGAGGTTTCGGAAGCAATTCGTTATTGGTATGATAAAACACCACAAGAACGAACTGAAGCTGGTTTAAAAGGTAGAGAAGAATTCTTGGGAGAAATGGGATTGAATCATACAAATATGTGTCAGACACTTGTAGATGGAATTAAAACTACCTTTAAGAATTGGAAACCAAAAGAGAAATTTAATGTTTATAAAATTAGGTAATGGGTAAACCAATCTTTATAGTAAGATTTCCTGGTTATTGGACAAATAATCAAGTTAATGAATCTCGTAGAGCAATTCATAGTATGAAAGAACTAAACGAGGATTATCATGTATTAACTTTACAAGATAATGAAATCGAAACTACAAGATTTGAATGTTATAACTCACCACACGAACCAGAAAAATTAGAAGAAATAACAAGATTAACTAAACTCTCAATTGAGAGATGTTTAAGAAACGAAGAAGAAAACAGATTAAGAGAATTAGAAGATGAATAAACCATTATTAGTATTTCAGGCACCAGTAGCAACAAGAAGTGGTTATGGTGACCATTCAAGAGATATCTTGAAATCATTATTTGAATTGGATAAGTACGATGTTAAAGTTGTACCAACACGATGGGGAAACACTCCACAAGACCAAATAGACCCTTCAACTGAATTTGGTCAGAAGATATTACAAAACATAGCAACTCAGGTAAATAGAAAACCTGATATTTTCATTCAAGTATCGGTTGCAAATGAGTTTAAAGCACTTGGTAATTACAATATTGGTATTACGGCCGGTGTAGAAACAACAGTTGCTCCTCAAGAATTTATACAAGGTGGTAATAATATGGACTTAATTATAACACCATCTGAATTTACAAAAGATACTTTAGTTAAGACTACTTTTACCCAAGTTGATAAAAATACAAATCAAAAAGTTGGTGAATTAAAATTACAAAAACCTGTTGAAGTTTTATTTGAGGGTGTAAACACCGAGGTATTTAATGGTAAATCTTCAACTTCTATTTTAGATTCAGTTGATACTGATTTTAACTTCTTATTTGTAGGACATTGGTTGGCAGGAGAATTAGGACAAGATAGAAAAGATGTAGGAATGATGATTAAAACATTCTGTACTGTTTTCAAAGCACTACCAAAGAATCAACAACCTGGTCTTATTTTAAAAACATCTCATGCAGGATTCTCAGTTGGTGAAAGAGAAGATATAAAACTAAAAATAGAAAATGTAACAAAAGAGTATGGTGATAATTGTCCACCTATCCATTTAGTGTGGGGTGATTTATCTGAATCAGAATTAAATTCACTTTACAATGATGAAAAAGTAAAGGCATTGTTAATGTTCACTAAAGGTGAAGGATATGGTAGACCACTTGCAGAGTTTGCAACAACAGGTAAACCAATTCTTGTATCAGATTGGAGTGGATTTAAGGATTTCTTACCAAAAGAAAACACAGTTTATTTAGAAGGTGAATTAACTAATGTACATCAATCGGCACAAAATAAATTTTTATTGAAAGAATCAAAATGGTTTAGTGTTAACTATTCTAAGGCAGCCGCAAAGATTTTTGATGTACATAAAAATTATAAAACATACTTATCTAAGAGTAATGGGTTAAAAACAAATATCAATTCCAACTTCACTCTTGATAAAATGACCAAAAAGTTGGAAGAAATATTGAATAAATATGTAAAGGTTCAACCTCAACCACAACATATTGAAATGAAACTACCAACTATTGAGAAATTATAATGACATTATTTACAAGACAATACACTAAATTTTTAAGACCTGAAAAAAGGATACCTCGTTCTCAAATCAGACCGAGAAACATATACCGTATTGTAACATACAAAGGAGGACAACCTCCCACAAAACAAGCAGAAGAGGCAAGGTATGTTTTTGTTATCGGTATTGTTGGTCATAAAGTTCATTGTATAAAATTAAATCCTATAAATCCATTACACTTTACACAATTTATTGGAAGATTACGAGATAAAAGAATGCCACTAAGTTCGGATTTAAGATTGGAATCAATGTTAAAGAAATTTAGTAAAGATGGTAGTTCACTTTTTGAATCTTATGTAAAAAATAATACAAAATTATATTCTCGTAACCTTAACAATTATAGAACTTACATTTTAAGTAGTATTGTAAATGTATATGAGATTAGATTTGAACAAGAAGTATTAGAAAACCTATTTGGTGAAAGAACAAATGCATCTCAAAAACAACAAATACTAAGAGATGAACAATCTGATTTAGACGAAGGGAATCCAAATTCATTAATAGAATAGTATGAAAGTATTAATAACAGGAGTTGCAGGTTTACTCGGCTCACGATTAGCAGATTGGATTATAGAAAACAAACCAGAAGTAGAGGTAATTGGTGTTGA